AGATACACAAAATAAGAATGGTCAGAAAGTAGTTTGGGAATTTTCAAAATTTGTTGATCAAGATGGAGAACATAAGAAAGCAGAGAGTATAGGAGTATCACAACTTTTGACTATTATTAAAAATGATATTGCTAGTCACTTCCGCACCCAACAGAGTGTGCTTCATTCTTCAAAGCAGATTTTTGAACGAAAATTATGTGATCATGGTATGATTAGTCAACATTGTTCACAATGCCTTCATGCCCAATGGGGTGAAGAAGCATATAATAGACTTTATCAAGAATATCTCCAGTGCAAGAATAGCAATTGGAATAGTTGGGTAGCATGGATGCCAAAAACTGTATACGACTCTACTCTTTCACATCGGATTATGATGATGTGTTATGAACGCACATATTTTAGTTCTTTCATCCAATTTTCAAGATATTATTTTTCGATAGGTTCACTTATAATGATGTTGTTAGGTCAATTTGGTATTTTCTTTGGATTACCATTCCTTGTTGTTATGTGGTTTTTAACATTAGGTGCTTCATTGAAGCTAAGATCTGAAATATTATTTAAGAGATTACAAGAAGAAAGAGAAAATATGCCTCAGATTTTTAAGAGAATTCGTGATTTAGATCGCACTCGAGTAGCCCAAGTTGTGGGTGTATTGATGGGTGCATATGCAATGTTAAAATTGTATAAATATATGAATTCTAACGATGCGCAGGGGAGTGCTTTTTCATTACCTGAAGAAAAGGAAAATGTATGGATGAAACCAAAAATTGAACCTTTGCCCAAACATATAAATTTGAGAAATCAATATGATCATCTGCGACAAATCGTTGAAGGTAATCTTTGTTACATTGAAATTGGAGAAGGAAAAGCTAAATTCTGTAACGCACTTTGGATCACAAGCAACTGCTTACTCATTCCTAACCACATGATTCCTGAAAAAAGGACGCAAATTTACATTGTATCTGACACTACTGAAAATGTGACAGGTCGAAATTTTGTAACGCGTATTTGCAAAGATGATTGTGTTAAGGTGGAAGGAGACCTTGCGCTTGCTTATGTTCCAAGTTCTGGAAGCAAGAAAAATATATTAAAATGGTTTCCCACTGATTTTGTTATGAGACGCACTTTTTGTCAGGTGCTTCATAGAAATTCAGAGGGTATCATTCGTGAGGAAACTGTTTACTCATCACCGAGAAGTGATGTGACTACAGCAAATTCCCATTTTACTCATGCTTTAGAGTGCGAATATTCTCAACCAACATTTAAAGGTCAGTGTATTTCAACACATCTTCACAAAAATGAAAAAGGTGCTTACATTGTAGGTTTTCATTTGGCTGGTCGAACTGGATATAATTATGGTGCCTTGCAACAAGTTACTCAAAAAGAATTACAGAATGGTATTGACACTTTGCAAAGTAAATCACACGTACTAGTTGCTCACGCGGAAGGCGAATTTACAACTAAAGAGTATGATGTTGATTATACACCTATTGGTGAACCTCATCCGAAATGTCCAACTAATTTCATGGAAGCTAACTATCAAGTAACTGATTATGGTAGACTGCCTTTAGATTTTCATCGATCATCAACCAAATCCGCAGTTGTCGATTCTCCAATTACGAAAGAAGTTACGGAAATTATGGGATATCCTCAGAAATGGGGACCTCCTCCGTCAGGACGAAATGGAGAATCAAAGGCTCCAGGATGGAAAGCATATTCAACATACTTATCAAAAGTTGGAGTTCCCCAAAATGAATTCTATAGTGATGTGTTAGATTGGGCAGTCAAGGATATGATTACTGAATATGATGATTTCCTAGCGACAGATAGTGGAAAAGAACTGCTGTCGAAAATACACATTCTTAACGATGTCGATACTATTTCTGGGAAAAAAGGAGTTAAATTCGTAGATGCAATTAAGAAATCCACATCATTAGGTTTTCCTTTAAAAGGAGCAAAAGGTGTGTATATGACTGAAGAGACTCCAACTGAAGAACATCCTAATCCAAGTTCTCTCGATAAAAAATTTTGGGATCGAGCTAATGAGTTAATTTCCCACTATCAAGATGGAGAAAGGGATTATCCAGTTTTTAAAGCATGTACGAAAGATGAACCAACAAAATTGACTAAAGAAAAAGAAAGAGTTTTCCAAGCTGCCCCAATAGCATTGCAATTGGTTGTAAGGAAGTATCTTTTGACATTAATGTCTTTTCTATCGCATTGTCCATTAGTATCTGAATGTGCTGTAGGGGTGAATTCCCAAGGACCACAATGGACTGTTTTAAATGAACATATGACAAGATATGGTAAGGATAATATAGTTGCTGGCGATTTTGCTAGTTTTGATACTGCCATGTCTGCAAGAATGTCAATGGCTTCTTTCAAGATTGTACTTCATTTGTGCAAAAAGGCTGGTTATTCTGAAGCTGATTTGCGAGTTGTAAATGGACTTGCTACTGAGATTTGCTTTCCAGTGATAAATTTAAATGGAGAACTCATTTCGCTTTTTGGATCTAATCCAAGTGGACAAAATATGACAGTATATACAAATTCTATCGTAAATAGTCTATATCATCGATGTGCATTTCGAGAAATTTATCCCACTTATGAAGGGAAATTCTCTGATGTAGTATCTTTAATGACATATGGAGATGATTGTAAAATGTCAGTTCGACGAGATATAGTTCCAAAATATAATCACACGGAAATCCAGCGCGTATTTGCATCTTATGGCATCACTTACACTATGCCTGATAAAGAAGCAGCATCACGCCCTTTTGTTCATACCAGTGAATCTGAATTTTTAAAAAGAGATTCAATAGAGCAACCAGATTTAACATTTGAGTGGAATGGAAAAGAATACATAGTTCAATGGAGCAAACTCACCGAAGATTCAATATTTAAATCATTACATAGTAATATGTTATCCAAAGAACTTTCTCGTGAAGAAGTTAGTATAGAAACCATACAATCAGCTTTGCTTGAATGGTTCTTTTATGGGAAAGAAACTCATGATATGAGATACAAGCAATTGTGTCAAATTTTAGAATTGCGTGGATGGACTGGATTAGTTCATCCTAATTTTCATTTACCATGGGAGAGTAAATTAGCTCAATGGTGCTTAAAATATGATGTTAAACTTAATGGTGTTTTAATTTCCCCACAGGGGGAGGCATGCGGGAATGCCTTTGAGACGATAGTCAATTCCCACCTCGACTTTAGTGATTTTAGCGAGGGGCTCATCCTACCCGAGGAGGAGAGCTTTTCGTACCCTGAGTCGGGTTGAAAAATTACCTCCGGGTTCGGTACCGTTTACAATCGTGAGACGGTCCGAACTAAAGCCATAAATCGATTACGAAAACAAAGAAACAAAAAGAATTTATGGAGACAGGCAGAGATGCCAAGGACGATTCCCTAGATAATGAGAGTATCGAGTATGAAAGTACGCGAGCATTTCGAAAATATAGGGATGGGATTAAGTTTGGTTTTGACGATGCTACACACATATTATTGTTACAAATGTACAATGCAATGTTAACTAGTAAAGATGATACTAAGCTTATAAAAGTATGGTCATCACGACTGCGGATATTAACCACATGTCGTGATTGGACCTTTGATAAAGAAAATGATCTAGAAGCACATTCAGGAGTGATTATGGAGTCGAATGTACATGAGACTTTAGAATTTAAAACTGATGAAACTTCCGGTCATACGGAAATTGATGGAGAATTCGATGCCACACGATCTGACGTTGGCATGTCTCGATCAGAATTAGGAAACTTTTTAGCAAGACCAGTGCGAATTTGTACAGGTACTTGGACTAATGGTGATTTCCTCTCAGATGAATGTTATCCATGGCATGCCTTTTTGACAAATGAGTCAATCAGGCGGAAGATATATAATTACTACCTTATACAGGGTAAATTAAAAATCGAAATTGTCATAAATGGAAATAGTTTTTTCTATAGTAGAGCGATTTTATCATATTGTCCGTTATACACACGGAATACTAATGAAAAGAATCTTGTTCGATCGGGAACTACTCCTACACAAGACTGCATTCGTTACTCACAACGACCACATGTCTATATAGACCCATGTACTAGTCAAGGAGGATCAATGGTATTGCCATTTGTTTGGTATGATAATTGGTTGCCTTTACCCAATGAACAAGCGATGTTGGAAATGGGAAAGTTGGATTTACGCAGTTTTCGAGAACTTTATCACGCGAATAATGATACAGATGATGTCGATTATCAGATTTTCGCATCTATGGAGGATGTTAGGCTTGCTGCTCCTACAACTACTGCTCCAGCCCTAGATACACAAGCAGGTGTGCTTGACGAATATGGGCAGGGCATTATAAGCAAGCCGGCTTCGGCAGTAGCCTTAATGGCGTCGAAGTTAAAAAATGTTGCCATCATTGGACCTTATGCACGAGCTACTGAGTTAGGAGCAAGTGCTGTCAGTGCCATAGCAGGTTTAGCTGGATATTGTCGGCCTATTAATTTAGAGCCAATTAGAAAGTATAAACCTACATATGGTGGTAATATAGCCAATACGGAAATTGAGGAAGCCGTAGACAAATTATCGTTCGATCCTAAACAGGAATTATCGATCGATCCTCGTATCCATGGTTATGGAGGCAAAGATGACATGACATTGTCTAATATCTGGTCTAAAGAATCGTATTTTTCTCAGTTTGACTGGGCAGGTGGAACATCGGCTGATACTTTATTGTATTCAGCTCGAGTTACACCAGTACAATATGATACTGTATCAGGAGCAACTAGACCAGAAGATGAAAGGCACATGACTGCACAGGCGTTTGCAGTTTTACCTTTCGCTTACTGGAAAGGCTCAATGACATATCGATTTGTTATCGTAGCTTCCAAATACCACAGGGGACGTTTGAGGATTGTATACAATCCCGCAGGAAATCAAGATACATCTGCCACAGAATTTACTTCGGCATATAATTGGATCATTGATATCAACAAAACAAGAGACTTTGAAGTTACCATACCTTGGAATGCATCACAACCATATAAAAGGATTCAACCTTTGGGTTTAAATGATGACAATGTGCAACAAAATTTTCGTGCAGGAGCGACTGCTATAACTAACGTGAAATTTGAGGCAACCAATGGTACTTTTTATGTTTATGTACTAAATGAGTTAACAACTGTTACTGCAACAGATCCAGGAACTCCTTCAGTTTTAGTTTTCCAGAAATGTGGAGACGATTTTGAAGTTGGAGTACCAGAATCAGCAAATTATGGTAAATTAGCTTATCAACCACTTGATCCGCAGTCAGGTGAGACAGAACCAGAAGACGCTATTGCTCCAGAGGGAGCAAGTGAGACGTTAATGGATGCTGGATCCCAACAGGTTGCGGTGAGAATGATGGATAATTTGGTATTCTTTGGAGAAACAGTAACATCCTTTCGAGCAGTGCTTAAAAGATATTGTTTTCATGAAGTTACGCCAGGTCCAGATATTGGTTCGCTTAGTACAAATGATCTTGTTCAATGGGAGCGTTTGCGCTCAGACTTCCCTTGCTATAGAGGTTATGATTCAAATGGATTATCCTCAACAACCACAGGCAATGCAAATTTAGTGAAACAGACACTGATGAATTATCTTACACCAGCATATGTTACACGAACCGGAGGGATCCGGTGGAAGCATTTCCTATACTCGACAGATATGTCTCTCTTTTCAGTGCCCAGTATGCCTTTGACCGTTCTTAGAACAGATAAGGTAGATACTGCACTTACGGCAGGAGACTCTTTAACTTTGCTTGGAACTTCTAATCTATTAGATAGGAAGCTTGCAAATTTGAATTATCCAGAAACATGGGCAGGAGCTTACATTACCAAATGTGACATTCAACCCATAGCTGAAGTAGAATTGCCGTTTTACAGAAGAGATCGTTTTGCTGTAGCAGCAGATTTAGATACTAATTCAGTCGCGAATGAACCGGATTTTCATTGGGTAATGACCCAATATGCAATCCCAAGTTCAGGAATGGCATTAGCAATCAATAGTTATGTTGCTTCTGGTGAAGATTTTAATCTTTGCTGGTTTTTAAATGCTCCTGTAGCATTCAGCTTTGACATTGCAAATGTCGTTTTATCTTAATCCTTCGGGATAATCGTGTGCGAGCCCACACGTGGGGTAGTTTTAATACTATCCTCTGGCAGCGGTGACTAATAGGTCCCGTACCACTTTATATGTGAAGATCATAGTTTTAGTAGTACGGGACACCCCGTGCTAGGAATTTTATATGATTTGGTTCACATTTAATAGTGGTCAGCCAGGAAGAGAGATTGGAAATCTCCAGCTTTGAGTA